TGCAACAAAAAGAATTACAATAAACGATGGAAGTAACGATAGAGTTCATTTAGGCGAAGTTGGTTCTGCGTACGGATTAAAGATATTTGATGGAACTGGAACTGCTGATGGTGATAGATTGGTTGAGCTTGGTTCTGGTGATAACATGATTGCAGGTTGGGATCTTAAGACCGATAAAATAGGTAAAGGTCCAGTATCTATGTCATTTGCGGACGAATCATTTATAGTAAATGCAGTTAATAAGAATAAAGTTAGGATGGGTAATCTTAACGGTAAATTTGGTATCAGTTCAGATCAGTACGGATTTATTTTAGGAGATGGGTCAAACGATAATTCAGCTGGAAATGTAATGGTTGAATTGTCTGACAGACAGAATATTATTGCAGGTTGGGAATTAACACCTGGAACTATACAAACAAATAGTACAGCTGGCTCTGTAGCAATATCATCAACATCTCAATCGTTTAGCATATACACTGCATCTATAGATTACGATAGACCAAAACTAGTTTTAGGAAAATTACCGTTAGACGATGGAACAACAGATTCACCGTACGGATTGGCTGTCTTTAGTGGAAGTCAAGGAGAAGTTACATCTGGTAGTTTGGCAAATGCATCAGTTGTCATAACCAAAAATATTGCAAAACTTGCTGGTTGGGAATTGGTACCTGGTAGATTGACTAGTGGTACTGTTGCCAAGATAGATGGAAATAATGCGTCTATAGCTTTAGGTACAAACGCCACTACTCATACAAGTGCTACTCCTCAACCTAATTTATTTTTTGTAAGTGCATCGACTAATCCAGTATTTTTCGTTGGAGAAAACTTTTCCTTTATCAATAATGAATTAAAAGCAGCTGGTTGGACAATAGGGTCAACATCAATTTCAAAATCAACAGATGTAGTAATTGATTCTAATGCTAAATCTATAACACTTGGAAACGGTGCAGTTGCCATAGAAAATAACAGTGGAACTCCAATTATAAGAAGTGCAACAAACTTTACATCAGGTAATGGTTTCTTTTTATCATCTGCTGGAACAAATAATTTTAGAGTCGGAAATGCGGGCGCAGCAAGACTACAATTTACAGGCACGAATGTTGAAATTTATAATTCATCAAATACAAAGTTAGTTTCACTAGGTGCATCTAACACAATAGCTAGTTGGACTATTAATTCTTCTACAATAACAGGTGGAAGTGTCACTATTGATTCAGCGGGTATTATTAGAAGTGCAACTGATTTTGCCAATGGAGATGGATTTTTCTTATCATCGGCGTCGACAAATAACTTTAGAGTTGGAGATGCTGGTGCAGCAAGATTACAGTTTACAGGTACTAATACAGAGATCTATAATAGTTCAAACCAAAAATTAGTTTCCTTGGGTGCATCAAATACAATTGCTGGTTGGACAATTACAACAGGTGCGATCAGTAAAAATGATGTTAAGTTGGATTCAACGACAAACGGTGAAGGTTTATATGTTAAGAAAAGTGGCTTTGGTGATAACTCTACGGCTGGTGCTTTTATAGGTTTAGATAGTGGTACTGCAAAATTTAATGTAAGTAATGCAGATGATTCTAAGTTTATAAAGTTTGATGGAAATAATTTTACTGTAGATGCTGGTAATTTTTCATTGGACTCAAGCGGTAATGTTACAGCAACAAATGCAAGCCTTACAGGTACTGTCACAGCAACTGCTGGACAAATCGGTGGATTCGGAATTGCAGCAGGTGCAATATCATCATCTAATAACAATTTAGCTCTCTCCTCTACACATGCTTCTATGTCGCTTGGAAATAAAGTAAAGATAGCAGGTGGAACAGACAGTTATATTGCAGGTGGTGGACATTTCACTGGTGACCCTTTTCAATCATTCGATAATGATGTTCTAGGTTTTGTTTTAGGAATGGAGAGCTCAGCTGTAAAATTTGAAGTAAATGATGGAACAGGAGACAATTTTATTCTTTTCGATTCATCTGCAGGTACACCTTTAGATATAAGAGCTGAAAGTTTTCAACTTGGATCTACAGATTTTCGACTTACAAACACTTCCCTGAAACTGGGTACGATAGATGGTGTGACAGACACAGCTTCTTCTGAAACTGGTATGTTCGTAGATAGCAGTGGTAATATTTTATTAAAAGCAGGAACCAGTTCTGAAACAGGCTACATACAATTTAATGGTAACAATTTAAAAATAAAGACTAGCAACTTTACAGTAGATGGTGGAGATGTTACTCTGTCTGGTACAATTACGGCAGATGCTGGACAAATCGGTGGATTTAATATTTCAAATAACTCAATATCTAGTTCGAATGATGCACTGATATTGAAAAGTAGTGGAGCAATTACAGGCTCTAAGGCTAAGTTCTCAGGTGGAGAAATTGGAGGTTGGACTGTAAGTAGTGATAGATTAACCTCACCTGCTGGAACCGTAGTTTTAGATTCAGCTGGTAGTATTAGAGTTGGTGGAGTAGTCAATGCATCTACAACTGCAACAACTAATGCAGGATTCTTTGCAGATAACAGTGGAAACGTTTTAATAAAGGCAAACGATAACAATAACAACTTCATAAAGTTTGATGCTGATGCTACGAATCCAATGGAAATAAAAACCAACGCCTTCCACTTGGATACTAGTGGCGATGTTACGATGACTGGTGATATAACTGCTACCAATATAACAGCTACTAATACTGGTAACTTAGGAGGATGGCAACTAAGTGCTGCTGGACTATCAAAGGAGCAGTCGGGTAAAGTCTTTTCTAAGTACACATCTTCATTTGTAAACAATAACGACGAACCTAGATTACAATTAGACAGAATTTTCCAACTCCCTCCTCCATTAATGTTAGACGGTGGTGGTGAAAGAACTCAATTGATATTTAAGAATGCTGATGACGCTGGTGCAATGACGATGAGTTTTAAGGGTGCACTTCCAAACATTTCAACTGCCAATACTCCTTCAAGTTACCTCAGTAACTCTGACATAGGAAAACGAGGCTCTATAGAAATGTACGTAGGATCCAGCCAACGATCCTCAAGCGCTGCTTATAATAGTGGTAATGGACGAGATCCTGGTGGCGGTGTTAATGCATTTAAATCGTTTTTCGGTGGTGCTTCTTTAGGTGTTAGAGTCAACTATAGGGATAAACTAGGATCTACCGATTACGACGTAAATGATTATATGGGAATGACAGCTACTGTTGGAGCCCATAATGATAATGGATTGAAGGGAAGAGGAGCATTCTTTTACGCTTCTAAGTACAGTGGATCTTGGATGTACATGGGTTCAGGAAGCATACCAACAGAAATGGCAGATTTTACTATTCCTCACGATAGGCATCCAGGAGGACTTTCAGGTGATTACAATTATGGTTTAACTTTATGGTCTGGATCATTCTTTCACATGACAGGTTCGAGGGATAATCCTCCAACTGCTTCAATACACGGTCAGATGACTATTGCTGGAGGAAATTATGGGCTCGGTAGACGAGGCACAGTTAATAGTAATGTACATTCCACAGCAATGTCCTACGACGGTGTACAATTTGGAAATGCCTCTACGCTAAATATAGTGGGTCAAAATAGTAACGGTATGCACGAAGCGTATGTGACGTTTATCAAACCTGGTACTGCTGGCATAGGGATACATACATTAGCACACGTTACTGGTAGTAACACTAAACTTGTAATGAGAACTCAGAACTTTGGCCCACCATTAAGGGACTTAATGACATGGGATGCTAGTACTGCTAGAGTGGGAATTTTAGATACCAGTCCAAGTTATACGTTAGACGTTGGTGGAACTATTAATGCTACGGAACTTAGGGTTAACGGATCGGTGATTTCCGCTGGTGGATTAGGAAATTTATCAGAAGATACGACTCCACAATTAGGCGGCGACTTAGATTTAAACGGTGATGATATTACTGGAACGGGTAATATAAACATCACTGGAGGTATAACTTCTACTGGTGACTTTACAGTGGATACCGATGTAATATTCGCAGATGTATCTGCAGATAGGGTATCGATAACTGGAACTGGTACGAAGACAACGAATAAAACCCTTCAGGTAAACATTAACAATTCTAGCACGGTAGCACACAGTGGTAACGCTCTTGCTGGAGGAAGTGGAGGTGATGGAATATTAATTTACAATTCTAATGCCACTAGTGGTGTTTATGCCAATTTAGATTTCAGAGCCAATAACGCTGACGGTAGAATTGCGTATAAATATATGGGCAGTGCAAACACTGGAGACTTTATATTCTCAACCGATAATGCCGGTACAGTGGCTGAAAGACTTAGACTTACTGCAGCTGGAGATCTCCATTTAAATGAAAGTGTACTGTTTGATTCCAGTCTAAGACAGGTTGCAGCTAAGACTAGAATGGTACTAGTGTTTGGTAGAAACAGCACTATTTCAACAACATCGACCACAACCTTTGAGGGTTATGCTGCAAACGGTGCATCTAACGGAGAAGGTTACAGAATGGTTAGAGCTGGTGAAGTAACAGGAGTTTCAGTACAGTACGATGTAAACAGTTCAGGAGGTAGTGGATCTAGTTGTAAGGTACAGGTTACTAAGAATGGTTCTGATATTAGTGGAGCAAATGCAACTCATACGTTTGTAGCCGGTGGCTCTGGTGTTCATACTACGTTTGCCGCTGGAACATATACGTTTGTTGCAGGAGATGCAATAGGTGTAGATTTAGTATTAACTAGAATTAGTTCAGGAACAGTATCATTAGATGACTGTACTATGATCGTAGAAATATCATGTTAAAGGAGAATAAAAAATGAAAATAACTTTTGATGAAATAGTAGAAGTAGTATTACATCACGAGGGTGGTTATGTAAATGACCCTAAAGACCCTGGTGGTGAGACTAATTTTGGAATATCTAAACGGGCATATCCAGATGTAGACATTAAAAACCTCACAGAAGATGGTGCTAAGGATATTTATAGAAGAGATTATTGGGATAAATATAAATGCGCGGATCTTGAAGAAGATCTCCGTCATATCTATTTTGATATGTGTGTAAACATGGGTGCAGGTCGTGCAACTAAAATATTGCAAGAAACTGCCAACGCTAAAGGAGCGAATCTAAAGGTCGATGGTTTCATCGGACCCAAAACAATCTCGGCTTTAAAAGGTGCTGAGCTCGAAAGAGTCAGGGCTTACAGATTGAAATACTATGCCAACTTGGTCGAAAGAAAGCCCGACCTAGAAAAGTTTTACTTTGGTTGGTATAGAAGAAGCTTAGAAGTCTAAGGAGAAAACAAATGGCTTTAGAAGATACAGCGTTACCAGATATTAAACCTCTTGGTAGCCCTTCTGGAAGATTTGCATCGTCTCCACTAGCTGAAACTTCTCTTGGCAATTTACAGGCTAGACCTGATACGTTAGCTGGGGAAGATATTGGTGGGGTGGCAGGAAGCGACATACCGCTTCTTCAAAACGATACGACAATATCTGGAAGGCACGATAAGGGATCATCAACTTATGGTACTTATGCGCCAGCTCAGTTGAGTCAGAACGATCCATTTGGCGATATTTAGAAAAAAAGCATGTACATTTAAGGTAGAATCGTGTAGATTCTAGTAAGTTAAATCATGGATTTTGCAAAAAACTTAATATATGAAACAATGTATGGTAAGGACTGTATCGTCTTGGATGAGTCTACTGTCAAGAGGTACGTAAAGTCTAAAGGGATAAACGAGGGCTCACAGGTACAAGGAGTTTATTCTGACGAAGGGTTGTATGATTTTTTTGCTAGCTTTAAAGATTACAAAAAAATATCAGATAGCAAGGCCACAAAAATATTGGGATGGCCAGTTGTAGATTATATACTTTCAGATATTGCTAGAGATCCATTTTTTGAAGTAGGGTTTATGGAAGATGATGGACATTTAATGAAAGGCAGAGCAAACACTATTTCATACGGTGGAGCCGTTATGACTGGCGATAAAACATTAGCTGGTGGTGATAAAAAACATATGAAAGAGCTTACCGCTATTGTAGATGAACTAGGTTGGGATATATTAAAGTGGATGGGCGTAGGACCAAATAGGAAAAGCCAAGTAGTTGTTATTCCTTCTCATCTACAAACAACTATGAGTGCAAAGCTAAACGAGGATATAGTAATTAGGGTTCAATTCAATGAAGAGTTTGGAGCTCCAGCTGGAATTATTCCATCTCCAAGTAGAAAGGGAGTAAAGAAAGCAAAGAAACGAAAAGACAAATCTATATACACAGAAAAAGAAGAGTACACATTCGGTTCAGATTGGATGCCTACAAGTTTAGCGCAAAGAAAAAAGATGAAACGTGTACATAAAAAATTAAATAGAAGTATACGTGAACAGGAAAACAATATAGAGAAGCTTGTTGCGATATATCCTGGTAGATTTCAACCTTTTGGTCCACATCATAAGGCTTCATATGAGTTTCTAAAGTCTAGGTTTGATGAAGTTTATATAGTAACCAGTAATAAAACTGGTGGAACTAGACATCCAATGAACTTTAGCCAGAAAAAACGACACATGATAAAAATGGGTATACCGTCCAAGGCTATAGTCCAAGATAAACAAGTTTACGCACCAAAATCACTAATGAAAAAATTTGACGAGGATACTACAGCTTTTGTTTTTGGAGTTGGACAAAAAGACGAAGGACGATTGAGTGGAGGAAAATACTTCAAACCATACAGAAAAAATTATAATAAGCTTATGGGATATAAACATCATGGTTATACTTTAGAATTACCACATTCAAGCGTTAAAGTTGGCGGTATGGAAATAAGTGGTACAACAATGAGAAAATTGTTAGGATCTGAAAAGTTTGATGTCAATATGAAAAAGAAATTTTTCAAAAAACTATTTGGATATTTTGATCCCAAAGTGTTTGATTTATTTACAACATCTTTTAAAGAAGAAATAAAATTAGATGTCAATGTTGGCGATACTATTTTAGTTGGAAGATTTAAAAATAAAAAAATAAAAGTAAAAGATATCGGTAAAGATAAACATGGTATGCCGACTATAAATGGTCGAAAGATTGTTAATTTTAGGAAGCTAACTGAGAAAAAAGAAACATTCAGCGCAATAAATAAAGATTCTGGTAAGGTCGCAACATTCGATAGTGAAAAAGCTAGAGATGCGGCAATAAAAAGAGGTACTCACGGTAAGGTTGATAAACCAAAAGTAAAGGTACCAAAGATAAAGTTTAAAGCACCAAAGATTAAGATACCAAGTTTTGCCGATCTACAGAAGAAAAAAGCAGATAAGAAAGCTAAGTATGGTAATAAACCACGTAAACCAAATATTGTTGATGGTGTAGATGTAATACGAGATAAAGATGATTTAGAGCATTTTAAGTATACGTTTACGAAGGAAGCTGAAACAGTTGACAACGTAAATGATTATGGAGATCGTGTAGCAGAACAGTATAGAAGTCAAAAAGAAAATATGCCAGAAGATCAACGTAGACAACTAGAAGACGATGCACAAAGCTGGAAAAAACTTGGAGGTTATGAAGCAATACAGGATGCAATAAGACATGGTGAGATCTCAGAGCAAGATATAAGAGACAGAAATGAAAGAATGAGTGAAATTGCACATACGAGTGCAATAAAAGCTGAACAACCAATAGAACGTGGAATCGTTATTCCAACAGAAGATGCGGATACATTTTTAGATAGGTTTGTAGAAGGTGAAATGGTTGAAATACCAGACGAAAGTGGACACGGTTCTAGTGGGTTTAGTTTAAGTGCACGTACTGCTAGATTTTTCAGTAAACCAACAAACGATTATGAAGATGAAACTTCTATTCTTATACGCATAGAGCCAAATGAAAATGGCGAAATAAGAGGTTTGTATATAGATGGCGAAGACAATGATTTTGACAGTGAACAAGAATTAATAAGAAGTTCAAAATCTAAAGCAAGTGTTAAATCTGTAGAAAAAGTAAAATATCCAAGTGGTAAAATGGTGATTATAATAACACTGCAGGAACCAAACGAATTAACAGAATCTACAATAGATTTGATCGATAAAGAAGTTGGAGATGATATTTCTAAAAAGTATTTAGAAGGACCATTAAATCCAAGACCAAAAAAATTAACAAAAGAAAATAAAAAGGAGTTATTGCTTATGGGAGGAGCCTATGGACATATGGCACACCCGTTTGATGATTATGGATTGACCTTTGGGGAACTGAAGGACATAATAGACTTAGGGTTACAGGGTAAATTAGACAAAGAAGAAGCCGTTACAGAAAAATTAGACGGACAAAATATAATGATTTCAGTTGTAGATGGTAAAGCAAAGGCTGCCAGAAATAAAGGAGATCTAAAATCTGGGGGTATGGATTTAAAGGGTGTTAAGGCCAAGTTTAAAAACCATATACCAAGTGTACGTAATGCGTTTGTGTATTCTATGAAAGACATTGCATCTTCAATTGAAAGAATGTCTGCAAAAGATCAAATGTCCTTGTTCAATAATGGTAAAAACTGGGCAAACATAGAAATAATTTATCCAGAGAATTTAAATGTAATAGACTATGATGGACCCGCTACAATAGTATTTCACGGCATATTGAAATACAATGAAGCTTGGACACCTTCTGGTGAAGTAAAATCTGGAGGTGCAAAGTTGGCTTCTATTATAAACAAAGTTAATGGAGCAATAAAAACTAAATTTGCATTTAAGGGTCCAAATGTCATAAAGATGCATAAGGATAAGGATTATGCCGCAAAGAAGGGAAAATATATCAGCGCTTTGAGCAAGTTGCAGAATATATATAGATTAAAGGATAGCGATGAGCTATCGTTATATCATCAACACTTTTGGTTAGAATACATACTAAATGGAGCAAACTCTTCGGACTTTGCAAATATACCAGACAATGTCCTATATCCTCTTATGAAGAGATGGGCGTTCTCTGATAAAAGTTATAAAATGACAGAAATTAACAAATTAAAGGGTGATTACCCAAAGTTTGTGGATTGGGTAAAGTCTACGGAAAAACTTGATCATGCTAAAATGCTGAAGAATAACATGAGACCATTTGAAGATATATTCTTTGGTGTTGGAGCAGAAATATTGGCAAATGCTAGCAATTACTTAAGTGTAAACCCAGATAAAACAGCTAAAAAATTAGTAGACGATTTAAACAAGGCGTCAAAGGCATTAATGGCAAAGAAAGATTTTTCTAATATGGATAAGTTAAAAACACAATTAGCAAAATTAAAGTCTATGCCAAGTTTAACTAAGGCTGCTCCATCCGAAGGATTGGTTTTCAAATATAATGGTAAAGTGTTTAAGTTTACTGGGTTCTTTGCACCAATAAATCAAATTTTAGGATTAGAAAAATTTTCGAGGTAAGTTATGAATAGTGAAGATAGAGCATTAAAAGCAATATTAGAAGGTAAGCCAGTTGTAAAACCTATTATGGTTGGATACGAAGGAAAAAAGCAAAAGCCTGGAGATCAAAAAAGTAGATTGACAGATATAATGGCTGATGCTAGAATGCCATGGTTTTGTCCAAAATGTGACAAGGTAATGAAGAAAAAGTTAGACAATAAAATGTGGATGTTTTATGGGCACTGTTTTGATTGTCAAGTAGATTTTGAACACGATTTACGAGTAACTGGAAAATTTGAAGAATGGCAATCTAATAAGGTTTTAAAAAATAAAAAGTCAATAATATTGGAACAGATACAATCTATAGAAGACTGGCAAAAGCAAGGCGATTTACAGGTTGTTGAACCAGTTAATCCAGAATCAGGAGCTGTTCATATAGAAACATATGAAACAGATAAGGCCACAAAACAATTAGCAAAAGATGCACTAAAAGATTTGAACAATGCACTAAAAAGTATTAACGATACTATAGAGAAGTTTGATGCCCAAAGACAATAAAGCTGATTTAAAAAAAGCAATAACCAGTGAATACGTAAAGTGTGCATTGGATCCCATTTATTTTATGAGGAACTATTGCTATATTCAGCATCCGATGAAGGGTAAAATGAAATTTGATCTATACCCTTTTCAGGAAAAAACACTCAGTGCATTAAAGGATAACGACTATAACATAATATTAAAAGCTAGACAGCTAGGAATATCCACATTGAGCGCAGGTTACTCACTGTGGCTAATGAACTTTCATAACGATAAGAACATACTAGTCATTGCTACAAAACAAGATGTTGCTAAAAACTTGGTAACTAAAGTTAGGGTTATGCACAAGATGCTTCCTTCTTGGTTGAGTCAAGCTTGCATTGAAGATAACAAACTGTCTCTTAGATATAAAAATGGATCTCAAATAAAAGCTGTTTCTTCGACTGGTGAGGCTAGTAGATCTGAAGCACTATCACTGCTATTGATAGATGAGGCTGCATTCATTAAAAATATAGACGATATATGGACTGCATCACAACAGACACTGGCAACTGGTGGTAAATGTATTGCATTGTCTACTCCAAATGGTATGGGAAATTGGTTTCATAAAACATGGTCAGAAGCTGAGGCTGGCACAAATAATTTTAATTTTATACGATTACATTGGACAGTTCATCCAGATAGGGGTGAAGAATGGAGAACAGAGCAAAATGCACTATTAGGTGTTGACATGGCTGCTCAAGAATGTGATTGTGATTTCGTTAGTTCTGGTCAATCTGTGGTTCCTGCAAAAATTATAAAGGAAATACAAGATAAATGTGTACATGATCCAATCGAAAAACGATATTCTGATGGATTATGGCTGTGGAAACATCCAGAACCAAATAAAAAATATGTATTATGTGCTGATGTTGCACGTGGAGATGGCAGTGATTATTCTGCATTTCATATTCTGGATTTAGAAACATTAGAACAAGTAGCTGAATTTAAAAGCAAGGTGGATACTACACGATATGCAGGTATACTATTATCGGTTGGTACCGAATATAACGATGCTCTGATGGTTGTTGAGAATAACAATATTGGTTGGGCAGTACTACAGGTTTTACTTGATAGAGAATATAGAAATTTATTTTGGATGCGTAGAGATCTAAAATATGTTGATTCACAGACACAATATTCAAACAGATATAGATCTGAAGATAGAAACATGATACCTGGTTTTACTACCAGCGCAAAAACTAGACCTTTAGTAATTGATAAGTTGTCTAAGTTCTTAATGGAGGGACATATACGAATAAACTCTATTAGAACTATTGACGAATTGTACGTATTTATATTTAACAACGGTCGTGCTGAAGCTATGAAGGGATACAATGATGATTTAGTTATGAGTATGGCTATTGGATTGTGGATACGTGAAACAAGTCTTAGACTACACGAAGAAAATTTAAGGGTGACTAGAGAAGCAATGTCAAAGATAGATGCAAACTCTGGAGTTTACACTATAGAAGAAGAAAATGATTACGGTTGGAAACAACACGTAGGAGATAAAAAAGAATCACTAACTTGGTTAATATAAAATGGCACAACAAGACACATTTTTAGATAGAATAAGAAGACTTTTTTCATCTAACGTTATTGTAAGAAACGTAGGTGGTAGAAAGTTAAAGGTCATCGATACTGATGATATACAACAAGGCTCGAGAACATTGATGGATAGATATACGAAGATGTTCAATACTGGAGCTGGATATAGTAGTCATATGGGTTACAGCGGTGAATTGGCTAAAGCACAAAGAATGGCTATATTCAGAGATTATGAAGCAATGGATGACGATTCTATTTTGGCATCTGCATTAGATGTATACGCAGATGAATCAACTATGAAGTCAGAGTACGGAAATGTTTTAGAAATAAAGTCAAACAATGCTCAGATAAAAGAAATACTTCACAACTTGTTTTACGATATTTTAAACATTGAATTTAATTTGTGGCCATGGATACGAAATATGTGTAAGTATGGGGATTTTTATTTACATTTGGAAATATCAGAAAAGTACGGAATTGTGAATGTTATGCCGCTCTCTCCTTATGATCTATCTCGTGTAGAAAATTTTGATCCTGAAAACCCATATGATGTTAAGTTTGTTTTAGATGCTACAGATCCTAGAAATGTAATTGGAAATACAAATAGAAAAGAATTAGAAAATTTCGAAGTTGCACATTTCAGATTGTTATCTGATTCTAATTATGCACCATACGGTAAGTCTATGATAGAGGGTGGTAGAAGAACTTGGAAACAGTTGTCTCTTATGGAAGATGCTATGTTGATTCATAGAATTATGAGAGCTCCGGAAAAAAGAATATTTAAGATTGATATTGGTAATTTACCACCAAACGAAGTAGACACATACATGAAAAGAATCATGGATAAGTCTAAGAAAGCTCCAGTTTTAGACGAACAAACAGGAGAATATAACCTTAGATACAATATGCAAAATCTAACAGAAGATTTTTATTTACCAGTTAGAGGTGGAGATAGCGGAACACAAATAGAACAGTTACCTGGTTTAACGTATGAAGCAGTTGAAGATATAGAATATTTAAGGAATAAATTATTAGCTGCTCTTAAGATACCTAAAGCTTTCTTGGGTTATGAAGAAGGTGTTGGATCAAAGGCTACATTGGCAGCAGAAGATGTCCGCTTCGCTAGAACAATAGAAAGAATTCAAAGAATAACAATTAGTGAGCTAACAAAAATTGCTGTTGCCCACCTATATGCACAAGGATTTACAGATTCAGCTTTGGTGGATTTTGATTTAGAGTTAACTAGTCCTTCTACTATCTATGAACAAGAACGACTTGATTTATGGGAAAAGAAAAACGGTTTAGCTGAAGCTATGCAACGAGATGGTTTAGTATCCACTGATTGGATTTATGACAATGTTTTTAACTTTAGTGATGATGAAGTTGATTCTATTAGGAATCAGGTAATAGAAGATAAGAAGCAAGCATTTAGAAAGAATTCAATAGAAAATGAAGGTAACGATCCAGCTCAACCTGCACAAGAAGGGCAAATGAAACCAGACGCTCAGCCTTCAATGTCAGACGAGAATGAAGACGATAAAGATAAGAAATCAGATAGGGATACGGAAGATAGGGAAACTTATGGTGTAAGGGATGCGTTAGGAAAGTATGACTATACGCATTCAACAAGGAAAGATAATACACCTGACATAAAACAAAATTACAGAAAGAGTCCTTTAGCGCTTTCTCATTTAGATGCAATGACAAAAAGAATGGGCAAATCAGAAGTGCAGATAATAAGAGAGATAGAGGGATTAGATGACGAATTAAAGGGTAATGAAAAAGACTAGATTTTTGTAGTCTCTTTATATTTATTAATGAAAACTTAGCTAGGTATAGATTATATGAAGCATTCGAAATTTAAAAATACGGGCTTGCTATTTGAGCTGCTAACCAGACAAATAACATCAGATATTTTAAATGAAAGGGATTCGAAATCATCGGAGATCCTTAAAAAACATTTTAACAAGGATTCTGAATTGTTTAAAGAGCAGAGACTTTTCTCTGCGATATTAGATTCCAAATTTAAAGATAGAACAAGGGCTGAAAAGATGATTGAAACATCAATAAAAGCCTTCTCTTCAAATGTGAATACTAAAAAATTAAACAGGGAAAAGTATGAGATCATCAAATCTATAAAGGAAAATTTTGACGTCTCAGACTTTTTTAAGAATAGAATACCAAATTACAAGTTAATGGCATCAGTACATAATGTATTAACTAAAAACTATTCTGATCCAGTTAGTTATGATAGAAGCTATCAAACAATAGTTGAAAATATGATGGCTCCATCTAAGAAAACTGAAGAAAGCTTAATCAGCGAATTAAAAACAGAAAATAAAGATTTAAGAGCTTTAGCGTATAAGATCCTGGTTGAAAGATTCAATAAGAAATATACCGGGTCTTTGAATAACCAACAAAGGGGTGTGTTAAGAGAATACATTAATTGTATATCTAACACTTCATCGTTAAATGATTTTATAAGTTCTAAGTTCAAACATGTATTATCAGAAATTAAAAAGCTATACCCACAGATCAATAACAAGGTTGTAAAGATAAAATTAAAAGAGTGTGTAACTCTATTAAACAAAACATCAGTATCTCAGAAAAATATAGACGGTAACGTTTTAAAGCTTATGAGATTTTATCAACTTGTATCGGAGGTTAAGGGTGCCCTCAAAAAGTAAAAAGCTAGCCGAATTTTTAAAGGAACTCATTCGTAAAGAATTAGAAGAGATGAGCGTGACCGGCGGGTTAGATGGAGGAGCTGGTCCACCTAAAACACCACATGCATTTAGAGACCCTAAGGATGACGATAAAGACGAAGATGATTTGAAATTGTCAGCTGGTATGAGTGTAGTTAAAGAAAATTATTGGCATTATAGAAACGATGATTCCATGTCAACTAAACAAAAATTAGCTAAGTCTATGACAGAAATAAGAAATAAGATTACTGAAATAGAAAAGCTTGTCAAATACAATGTAAAACTTAAAAACGAAATGAAGTTCCAGTCAGCACGTTACATGAAGAGAACTAAAAACGCTTTGAATAAAATTTCAGAAAAGCTAACAAGACTTGGAACAAAAGTAAAGGACTTAGTATAATGGATAAATCACTATTAGTAGACACGATTCTCTTCGATGTAGATCCTAGTCAGATTAATGAATCTATGGATAAAAACGGAGGCAGATTGGTTGTAAAGGGAGTTCTACAGCGCGCAGAATCTAGGAACCAAAACGGTAGGGTTTATCCTAAAGAAATCCTTATGCGCGAAGCAAAGAAGTATACAAATGAATTTATAAGTGATAGACGAGCAATGGGAGAGTTAGATCATCCAGATAGTTCAGTTGTAAATTTACAAAACGTTTCTCACAATGTTTTAGAAATGCATTGGAGAGGTAACGATCTTATGGGAACTGTTGAAGTATTAAGTACTCCAGCTGGAAACATATTGAAAGAATTATTTAAAAGTGGAATTAAGTTAGGTATAAGTTCCAGAGGCTTAGGATCAATAAAACAGGAATCATCTGGTGATGAAGTACAGAATGATTTTGAATTGATCGCGTTTGACTTTGTATCTAATCCTTCTACTCACGGTGCATTCTTAAGCCCAGTAAACGAGTCTAAAGGATCTATCGTATCAGCAAACAAATGGGGACCCGTAGAGGTCAGTATTAGAAACATTTTGATGGGGAACTAAGATGGCAAAGCTTAAAGATTTAATTAATGAAATTGGGATTGGTGGAATGGTGTTTCCTGAAGCCATTGGAGATATGAAAAGCCATAGAAATGATGGTGCTTCCCTTTTAAAAATAGCAAAAGAATTAGTTGCTAAAGAAGACGAAGAAAAATTAATGACACAGGAAGACTTGGTAGAAAAAGTTTCTAACTTTTCTAGTTATGGTCCTTCTATATACAAAAAACATAATTTAGCAGAAGTTGCAGAAACATTTGTTGAGATTTCAAAAGCTGCGCAAAAACATGTAGTAGATGAAACAGCAGATTGGTTTGATAAAGTTACTGTACAGAGAAACATGAAAGATTTACAAAAGCAAGCTCAAGGCTTTGCTAAAATATCAACTGAAGCTCAAGCATTACAGGATAGAATGGCTGCTTTATATGAGGATATGGGTGGTATACTTAATAGATACTTTGAGATCAACGAGGTCGAAGGGGAAGATTAATGCATCTTAAAGAGTTTTATCAATCAATGTATGGTGTCATCAATGAGATAGACGACGACGCAGTTATTAAGTACAAAGATAATGATGGTGAACAAAAGGAAATGTCTGCTAAAGCTGCAAAGAGAATGGCAGCAGATCATCCAGCTAAGATAGAATACGATAAGCAAGTAGATAGTGGAGATGGAGCTGCAAAAAAGGGAGTTAATATTTTTGATAAACCCGCAGATGAACCAGCAGATGAACCTAAAGCAAAACCTTCTAGCGATGATGAACGAGAAATTACTGGACCAAACGGGTTGGAAATAGGCAGAGAAGAAATCAAAAACATCATAATGAAGGATCCAGAAATAAAAGATATTATGGGTGATGAAGAGGTATATTGGGACGATGCTGATTTAGTTTCATCAAAATATGACGATACTACTGTTGCATCAATAAATCCAGATAAACCAATGACTATTGGTGATATAAAACAAGCCATAAAAGATTTTTCAGAAAAAGAAGGTGCAAGACAACAGGCTAGAGATGATCAAGAATTTGAGCCAGTTGAAAACGATAAAGACATAAATAGAATGCAACAAGGAATGCAACAGGCAATTGGTGGAGATGATTACGAAGATGTTCCGAATAGGTTAGAATTGCAAGGAAAAATGAAAGCAGATAACGGTGAAACTATTGTTGTATGGAAAGATAGTGATGATGGAATGATGATGGGTGTTGATTCAGAAGGTAACATATACCAGGATGGTGAAAAGGCAAATTATGGTATAGGAGTATCAACAGCTAGTGGTGCCTTTGGTGGAGATCAAAATAAACAACGTAAATCAGAAACAGTAAATTTTAGAGAAATCAAAGAAAATTGGATTAAAAATAATTTATAAAGGTAAAAAATGGCAATATCAGTTAAGGTTATAAACAACAAATACGAATTCGCAATTAGAAAGTTCAAGAAAAAGGTAAAAGATTCAGGCATACTGCATGAATTACAACAAAGACAATTTTATGTCAAACCTTCAGCACTAAAGAGAGATAGACGAGCTAAGGGTAGATTACGGGCACAAATTAGGTCAAAAAAAGCTGAACTTTAAATATATTATACCATACTTATATAAAAACCAAATGCACCTACATTCGTTAGGTGTTCCAAATTAATCGAATCAGATTATAGTTCCCTAATAACTATATAATCTCTTTAAGGGAGAATCCAAATGGATAAACTATTAAAAGAAGCAATTGCTGACGCTAAAGCAGTACGCGAAACCGCATTGGCAAATGCTAAGATAGCCCTCGAAGAGGCCTTTACCCCGCATCTGAAATCAATGCTTTCTAAGAAGCTACAAGCTGAAATGGAAGGCGACGATGAGGAAAAAGCCGATGAAGGTTATCACGGTGAAGACGATGAAGAAAAAATGGATGAAGAAATGGACACTTCAGAAATCGGATCTAGTGATAATAAAGAACCTGCAGGTGATGCAGGCGATACTTCTGGTATTGGACAAGGTCCTGAAGCCGAAGGTAGTGATGAAGAAGGTGGCAATGAAGATGAGAATCTTGAAAAAGCCCCTGATCAAGCTATGGGCGAAGGATATGGTATGGAAGACGAGGACGAAGAAGTCAAAGAAGGCGAACATATGGACGACGAAGACATGGAAATGGACGAGATGGGACATATGGAAGACGAAGACGAAGACCTCGAAGAAGTACTACGACAGTTAGAAGCTGAAATGAATGATGAAGACGATGAAATCGAAGAAGGTGAGCACATGAAAGATGAAGAAGAGATGGAAGAAGGTGCACACATGGACGATGAAGACGAAGATATGAAAGAAGAAAAAGGGATGGAAGACGAAGAAGAAGAAGTCGATCTTGATGAAATCATTAAAGCGCTATCTGAAGAAGAAGGTATGGAAGACGAAGACGAAGAAGAAAAAGCTGAAGAAGCTATGGTACCTGCTGCTGAACTCGATGAGTACAAGCAGACAGTATCTTATCTTAAAGATAAGCTTTCTGAAGTTAATCTTCTTAACGCTAAATTGCTTTACACAAACAAGCTATTCAGAAGCAGAAATGTATCTGAAGCTCAAAAGATGAAAGTAATTGAACAGTTTGACAGAGCTGCTAACGTACGCGAAGTTAAACTTGTTTATACTACATTTGCTGAGTCAATGAAACGTGTTGCTGTTAATGAATCTGCAAAGCGTGTAAGCAAAGCGTCTAAACCCGTAGCTTCTACAGAGTCCAAGAAAGTATCAATAATCGGTGAAAGTACGGATTTTCAATCCCGTATGAAGAAACTAGCTAACATTATTTAATGGAGAAACGATCATGTCTTTCAAAAATGAAATAAAAGACGTAATGGGCGGATACAATCCTCACAATGAGCTTTTAGCTTCCTCACGTAAATTGGTCAATAAGTGGGAACCAACAGGTCTCCTAGAAGGACTAAAAAATGAATCTGAAGTAACAGGTATGTCTGTATTGCTTGAAAACCAAGCAAAGCAGTTAATCGACGAAGCTTCAAACGTGGGAACTTCTGCAAACCAAGAACAGTGGAGCGGTGTTGCTCTACCTCTAGTTCGTAGAATTTTTGCTGAACTCTCTGCACAGGAATTTGTTTCTGTTCAGCCTATGAATCTACCTTCTGGTCTAATTTTTTACTTAGACTTTAAGTATGGTTCAACACAACAAGGCGGTGCTTTACATAGTAAAGGCGCTGACTTACACGGTAACACCTCCGCTTCTGGCGATCCTGCAGGTGGCCTTTATGGCGCAGGAAAATGGGGTTACTCAATCAATGACACAAAAGCTGATGTATTCTATACAACTGCTTCTGTTTCAGTAGCAGACGTAAGATTTGACGCTAACCTTTCTGCAAGTGCTGCAGCAGGTAGCTTAGTCAAGCTTATTGTCTCATCATCACAGTTAACCGCACCCGATCTAGACGGTGTAAAAGCATTTGCAATTACAGGTTCTGGCATTAACAGCCTAACTGCATTTTATCCTGCTTTTACAAGCTATAATTCATCTACTGGACATATCAACTTTATTGTTGATCCAGTACAGGCGAATCTTTCTGGATCTGATGAGGCTATCCATGTAGCTTATCATAAAGCTCCAACAGATACGACTCGTGGTGATTTTGAAGTATCATCAAACTCTGAAGGATCTAATCCTGAAGAAGCTAATGTTGGTATACCAGAAGTTGATATACAAATGAGATCTATCGCTATTACAGCGAAAACTCGTAAGTTAAAAGCTATCTGGACACCAGAACTAGCACAAGACCTCAACGCATACCACGCGGTAGACGCTGAGGCCGAATTGACAGCATTGCTGTCTGAGTACGTGACCATGGAAATTGATCTAGAGATCATTGACATGTTGAAGTCTAATGCTTCTGCTAAGACTGAAAACTGGTCTGCCAAAGTCGGGTATGAGTATGATTCAGCGAATTCTATATTCTCTGAAACTGGTGCTAACGCATCCGCTTATACAAAAGGCGAGTGGTTCCAAACTCTTGGTAACAAGATACAAGCAGTATCTAATGCAATCCATAAAAAGACACTACGTGGTGGTGCTAACTTCATCGTGATTTCACCTGAAGTTGCTACTATTCTTGAGTCTATTCCTGGTTTTGCTACAGATAGTGATGGTGACGTTACTAAGTCATACGCTATGGGCGTGCAAAAAATCGGTTTGTTGAACAATCGTTTCAACGTGTACAAGAACCCATATCTACAAGATGATCAGATTCTTTGTGGATTCAGGGGAGCACAGTTCTTAGAAACAGGTGCTGTATATGCACCATATGTGCCGTTAATCTTGACACCAGTTGTCTACGATCCAACCAACTTTACACCACGTAGAGGTGTAATGACTCGTTATGCCAAGAAAATGGTAAGAAGCGAGTTCTATGGTTTGGTCAACGTTGCTGACTCAGGTCTTGTGTAATCTAATTTTTTAGATTTTTAGACCAAAATAAAAAAGGGTTCCTATTACTGGAGCCCTTTTTTATTGCCCTTATTTAATGCAGTAACACGATATTTATACCTGAAAACGTTTTCAATTGGAGATATTATCATGGCCGTAGCTATTTGGCAAGGTAGTAGTTCATTCTCGACTGGTGAAACACCGTATGGATTTTACGATACTGATACGGAATTTACTTCATCAGCTGATCAATTTGCAGATTGGGCTGCTAAAAGACTAGGTTATCCTATAGTAGATGTAGAACTACAATCGGGTTCATTTTACGCATGTTTAGAAGAAGCCGTAACTGAATATAGCTCTCAAGTAAACCAGTTTAACATACGAGATAACTTATTACATTTACAGGGTCAAAGCACTGGCTCTGAACTAACTGGAAAGAGGGTAACACCAACTCTTGGAAGAACAGTATTTTTAAGTCAACAATATGGTACAGAAGCTGGAGCTGGTGGGTTTGTTGATTGGAAGAAGGGAAGCATTAATGTTTCAAGTGGAAGTCAAGATTATGACCTAAATGCACTTTGGGCAAATGTATCAGAATCTGGTAATGCTATAGAAATAAAGAAAGTATATCACGATCCTCCTGCAGCAGTTACAAAATACTTTGATCCATATTCAACAACTGGTTATGGAACTGCTAACTTTGTAGAAGGATTTGGATTTGGTGATTATTCTCCAGCAGTTTCATTCGTATTAATGCCGGTATTTGAAGATCTACTTAGGATGCAATCCATAGAATTTAATGATCAGATTAGAAAGTCTGCATATTCTTTTACACTTATCAACAATAAAATTAGAATATTTCCAATACCAAAAGATAATACAAAGCTACATTTTGATTACATATTAACGTCTGATCGTGACAATGCTCTCATTGTTAATGGAGTAAGTGGATCAGCTGATGTAATATCTGATTACTCAAATGCACCGTATAGCAATATGCAATATCAGTATATTAATGATGTAGGAAAACAATGGATTAGAAAATATGGTTTAGCACTGTGTAAGGAACTTCTTGGAAATATTAGGAGTAAGTTTGGCAGTATTCCTATTCCAAATTCAGAAGTATCGATGGATGGAGACACTCTAAGATCTGAAGCTGCTACTGAAAAGGAAGGACTAATAACTGAATTAAGAGAGACCCTAGAACAAACTAGTAGAAAGATGATGATGGAAGCTGATAGCGAAGAAAGTACTAGGTTACAGGAGAAACTTACTAAAGTGCCACTATTAATCTACGTAGGATAATGGAATGGCTGGAAGATTTGTAAGATCTAGAGACTTAGAATTTTTCGATACTGTTAATAAAGAATTAGTGGGTAACGCTAAGGCTTCTAAAGATGGTATTATAAATCAAATAGTCACTGCATATAAAGTATCAGTTTATGAAACAAATGTTAACCTATATGGTGAGTCTTCTAGTGGTAGAACATATCAGAAAGGTATCAGATTGAACTGCATAATAGAAGCTCAAGATTTTGATTTTGAAACAAATGAGTTCGGACCAGATGCAAATCAAGATGTATCTTTCTCTTTCTTAAGACAGTCATTGACAGATGCAAGTTATGTTCCAGATATTGGAGATTTAATAGAGTGGAATTACGCAAATTTTGAAATAGCTTCAATAAACGAAAACCAGTTGATAGCTGGAATGCAAGAAAATAATCATTCAGTTGTTTGTACTGCATATCTATCCGAGGTTTCTAGATTGAATATAGAACGAGTGAGGTCTAGTTAATGTCTAAAAAACCATTGAATAGGCAAACATTACCAGAAAAGGTAAATAGAGGAAGAGAACTATCTAGGGAAAATGATAGCGTAAAAAGTAAACACGTTAATCTGTTAGATATAGATAGTGCTTTACATTATTACTTTGAAAACGTAATAAAACCAGAAGTTATGGAAGCTGGTGAACGTGTAAAAGTTCCATTAATGTATGCCAATCCAGAGAGATTTGTTGCCCTTCAAAGACAAGGATTTTTAAGGGATAACAAAAGAAAAATTATAGTACCAGCCATTGCGTTTAGACGTACTTCTATGGCAAAGGACGAAACCATTCCTGTTGATAAGTTAGATCCTCAACAGCCAAAATTGTTTCAAACATATCAAGCAAACTATACACGAGAAAACAGATATGATAAATTATCTGCTTCGAAGGGAATATCACCTAAACGTGAAATGTATGCTGTATCTGTTCCAGATTACGTAACGTTAAATTATGATTTTATTATTTGGACAAGTTTTACAGACCAAATGAACAGCATTGTTGAACGAATAAATTGGGCAGAGGGTTCATACTGGGGAGAACCAGGAAAATTTAGATTTAGGGCAACCATAGATAGCTTTGAAGACAATAGTGAATATGAAGAAAACAGAAGAAATATAAAAACTAATTTTTCTGTAACACTTAAAGGTTACTTGCTTCCTGAACAGTTTAATCCTGTAAACACAGAAAAATTTATAACACCAAAACAATTATTGGTTACAAACGAAACAGATGTTGACGTTTTACCAATTACGGATATTGGTGACGACGGTACAAATTCTATTAGGGTAATACAAAATACTGGTGGAGGTTCTAATGGAACTGGAGGTGCTGCTAGTAGTTTGGGAAACCCAATTACGTTGACATCTGGAAACAACATAGATTTTACAGATGTATCCTTTGATGGATCACAAGCAGTAACAGTAGATATTGCAACATCCACATCACCATCGTTTGATGGCGTAACAGTTGGTCAATTCATCACACATAATGATGATGCTGATACAAGAATAAACTTTTTAGATGACATAATTCAACTTGAAGCAGGTGGTATTTCTTTAATTAAAGTGCAGAAAAAGGGTAGCCAGCCACATGAGGTCACTATTAATAATGGTGCGAACAATGTTGATTTTATTGTCAAAGATAATGATAACGATATTCTTTTTAAAACGGATGCTTCTGCTGATAATGTTTTATTTCCAGCCGCAACAAAAATAAGTGGCTCAGCAGAATCAACGGCATCATTCGGTACTTACATGGGTGATGGTTCTCAATTGACTGGAATCTCTTCAGGAATATTTAGAGAAACTGGATCTATACAATCTACAACAAATGATTTGGCAATAACTGGATCAGTAGATATTAAGGGAAATTTAACTGCTCAACAATTTATAGTTAGTTCTTCTGTAACTCATATGACCACTTCGTTTTCTAGTGGCTCTACAATGTTTGGCGATACCAGTGACGATACACATAGATTTACTGGATCGATTCGTGTTGCAGCTGCTACAACCCAGTCAACTGCAATATTTGCAGATAATGTTCAAAATGGTTATCCAACATCAAATAATTGGGGCTCAAATTTAGAAGGAAGCTATTTTAACAATTTTGACAATTCAACACATGTGAGTGAAATATTAAGGTTCATGTCTGGAGTGCTAAGTCATTCTCTTGATGTTGCAGATGCATCTCCAAACACAAAAACATTTGCAAGTGTCGACACAAACAACAATAATTTAGGTGGAACTGCAAATCAAATATCCGGTAGGGTTCCACAGAATTATGCTGCATTGAGTAATGCCACATTAGATTATTTGGTTTCGAAAGGTTGGACAAGTGTTGGCGCAAAGGTTTTTGATGGCATAAGCATTTATAACAATGACGATTACTTTGTAGATTTTGATTCTAACAGTGGAGGATCTACAACTATTAGTTCTTCCGTTGACTCAGAGTTATTTGGTTTGGGTGGTTTGACAAGTGGTGCAGCAACAGAGTTTAAAGTAAGAGTTCATGCAACACAATCGTTTAGTGATAATTCCAGTAATACTTCACCAAATAAAACTTCAAATACGTTTACAACAGAATCTGTATTAGATTTATCTACCACATCATTCGGCTCATCAAATGGTTTGACCCTTGCAAAAATTAATACGTCACAACCTGCAGTTATTCCAGCTGCATTTCAAGATGGAAAATTTGCAAATGTAGGTGGATCATCACAAATGAGCGGTTCTTTGTCAAGAAAATATCATGCAACGAAGAAGGAGTTTTCAAGTATATCTTCAAGTGGATATTATAATTTTCATGATTTAAAGGTTGGAATGGCATCTGGTTCTGGAAATTTTCAATTTGTAAATGGGACCAATAGAAATTACTTTTATGCACCAAGAACGGCAATCAATAATGCAATAGGTGTAAATTCACTATCAGATACTGGAACAACTCATAAGGCTTTAACTGCTACATCTAGAAGTTTAAGTGGGGCTCCATATTTAATAGACGCTACGTATGAAGTATCGACAAAAATAACTGGATTGTTTAGTCCAATGTATGCAGGATCAACAACATTAGTAGATATGACAACAACTTCTGTAGGTGTTGGTAGTGTGTCATTAAGTGGAGATACCGTTTCTACAAATGGCGGAACAATACAGACGAGTGGAAAAGTATTTCAAAGTGATGGAACTACTGCAGTAAATAGTGGAGTACCAAGACACGATGACATTGTTATAGTAACAGCTTCAGTTAGTTACGATAGTGGAACATCAGATAATATACAACAATCTTCGACGTTTACTGATACTTCTTTTAACGTTTTGGTAAAGGCAAGAAACAGAGAAGCAGACCAATCTACATTGGATACACAAAATATTAGTTACCATGTTGCAGGAGCTTTTGGACAACCAACAGCAAGTGGAAGTTTAGGAATATTCGGAAGAGCACAAGGATACGATGGTGGAGATTTAGATGGAACACAAGAAACATTTTTTGGAGAAGATTTTAGAATACAGTTAAATAATAATGTAACTTCATTTGCAGGAGATGCCTTTACAACAACATTTCAGGTGGGTGGAATACTTGCTGATTATGACTTACAAGTTAAACCAGGGTTTTTGGTTGATCCAGGAGGAACGTATAGGTATTGGTATCCGTCAAACTATGGTAGTGGAACTTACAAGTATTATATAAGAAGGTTTCAAACAAGTGGAACTAAAACAAGTATGACAGTAAATGTAGGAACAGCATTGCAAAATTGGGATTCTACTAGTAATGGAGTTGCAGTAGGTTTGATATTAAAAAGTGGAACAAGCGCAGGTGGAAATACAAGCATATCAACTTGTAGAATATTTGATCCAACCAAAACTACTAGTAACTTGATTGAAGCTGGAGTATCTAATGACAACCATAAGAATCCATTTTCTAGTAATATAGATTTATACGGAAATACTGGTGGTAGTGTTTCATCTACAACTTATACTGTTCCAGTAAGAAATGCAGATGGAATGTATATTGATAATACAGATAATGAACTGTACGTGATAATTAGATACAAGGGTGATCCTTCACCAGTTACTTCATTAACACTAAGCTTTAGTTAGAGGGGATTATGGCAGCCTTAGACAAAGAAAAAAAATCCAATCGACTACTAGGGTCGAGAAGGTATACACATGACGGACTTTTAGATTCACAAGAAGCGTTTACAGATGTATTAGATATTGGTGCATCTGAGGTTTACACTCAAGCAAAACTAATTCCTTCTTCTAGTTTACCATTTAGTGGAAGCTCACAAAATAGGGCATTTCACCAGTCAAGTGGAGAGAATATTGTAAAGTATTGGTATAGACACAAACTAACAAAGTCAAATTTAAACAATGAAGCTTGGTTCTTTTTGAACCCAACAGGTAGCAATAGTGGAATAGGTGCACAGTTAGTAGATTCAAATCAACAAACTAGTTTTATATCACCAAAATATTCTACACCTGCACTTGCAAACGCTACAACTGAAGATAATACTCCAGGATATTTAGCTGTCGTTTACAAGTCTACATCTTTAGATTCAGCTTCTTTAGACGGGTCTTCTATAGTTTCAACAAATGATTACGTGTTTGATTATAAAACTGGAGTCTTGCAGTTTAATAGTTCCGCAGTGGACCCAACTAATTCTCAGTATGTCTATATGACTGTTAACCAATACGTTGGAACAACTTTAGAAACTGGATTAGATATAGCAGGAAATGTAAAAATAAGTGGATCATTAACAGTATCTGGACAAACAATTTTAGATAGTTACTATACAGGTAGCGAAGGACTAATAGTTAGTGGAGCTATGAGAATAGTAGATCAACAGGTTGGGGATGTAGTTAGAAGCTCATCCTTATTCATGGAAAATTTAGGGACAATTGGAAACAGAGATCTATCTGGCGTGATAGATTTAGGCGAAGGTTTTCAATAAACCCCATATTTATAACAAAAGCGCTTTTAGTAGGAGAATATAATGGGCCAAATTATAAAACATAGACGAGGAACGGCCAGTCAGCTTGCCAGTTACACTCTTCAAAAGGGTGAAATTGGTGTTACTACGGGTTCCGTATCGGGATTAACTACGCCCATACTACACATTGGAAATGGTAGTCAGTTAGGTGGCTATGCAGCTGGACGAATATTAAGAGGAACAGCGGTTCCAAATGTTTCTTCGTTAGGATCAGTCTACAATGATTTGTTATTTCATGATACAGACGATAAAATTTTATATAGGTTAAATGGTTCAGGCGCAAACGAAAATTTAGATATAACTGGAAACCTTGCAAATAGAACAATTACAGGTACATTAACAGTTACCGGGCAGCTATCATCACAAGCACACATATCAACGTCCGGACATGTCACAGCTTCCAACATATATGCATCTGGAAATATTAGAGCAGATGGTACAATTACAATAGGTGATAGTGCAGATGATTCAATTACAATTAATGCAGATATTACTAGTCACTTACTACCAAATGCTAGCGATACATTTGATTTGGGTAGTGCAGCTAAAAGTTGGAGAAATGCACACCTTGGAACAGTATCTGCTAGTTTTGTAAGTGCAAGTGCATTCTTTGGATCAGGTGCTGGTTTAACTGGTGTTTCTGGAGAATTTCCAACTACTCACGATACTGGAATTTCTCATAACGCTACCAAATTTAGTGTAAACGATGGAGCCAATAAATTTGTTTCAGGTTCTCAGATTCGAGATTATGTTTACGGTTCAATAAGTGGTGACGCTGCCGTAGCAGCTGGTGGAGTATTAACACTTGCGAATGATGCAGTAACAAATAATAAATTAGCAAACATGACCCGAGGTACTGTTAAAGTTGGTGGCACCTCAAATGCACCTACAGATTTAGACGCAAAAACATCAGGTCAGATTTTAGTAGGTAATGGTACCGATATCGTATCAGTTGCTGTATCTGGCGATATATCATTAGCAGCAAACGGTGCTATGACAATAGCAGCAAATTCAGTAGCTTTAGGAACAGACACCACAGGTGATTACGTAGGATCTCTAACTGCAGGTGCACTAATAGATTTACAAAACAATTCGGGTGAAGGAGCGACACCAACAATAGACGTCGATTTAACAGAGGCTGGTGAAGCTGCAATTGCAAACGGCGACTATATATTATTCTTAGATGGTGGAGCAACAGGTACACATGCAAAAGAAGCAATAGCAGATGTAGCTACGTTATTTGCAGGTGCTGGTATGACAGCTACAAATTCTGTAATGAACGTTATTGGTGGTGATGGTATTACTGCAAACGCTAACGAAATAGAAGTAACTGTAGACGATTCAACCATAGAGTTGAGTGCAACAAACGGCTCAGGAAACATTAGAGTAAAGAATGCTGGTATAGATGAAAATAAATTAGCAACATCAGTTGCAGGCAGTGGTATAGCAGGAGGTGGTGGAACTGCCCTTTCTGTTGCTTTCAGTGAATTAACATCAGAAAGTCCTACATTTTCAAACTTGACATTGACAGGTAACTTAAATGTTAAGGGAACACAAACTATAGTAAGTTCTAGTGAAGTCAATATTGGCGATAACATAATAACTGTAAACGTTGGAGGAGCAGCTACAGAAGGTGGTTTAAATGTTGTAGATGCAACTGGTACTGCTCACACTGGTTCAATATTGTGGAATAATACTGGAGATTATTGGTTCACAGGAGTAAGTGGATCTACACATTATAGATTACCACAGCAAGCTGGTGCTTCTGCATTAACAAACAATAAAGTTTTAATAGCAGATGCTAATGGAAGAATTGAGGCTTCGGCAAATATAACAGATGATGGATCAACCATTGATGTTAACGATGTAGATATTACAAGCGTTGATAAGTTAGAAGGTGTAGACGCAAACACGTTTATTGATTTAGGTGTTTCCGATACTATAGATACTAAGGGTAACATTCTTCCAAATGCAACCAATGCAGATGATCTTGGATCTGATTCTAAAAGATTTAAAGATTTTTATCTGGAAGGTAATGCAGATATTGATGGAACACTAAATACCGAAGGAGCAGTAACGTTCCAGGGAATAGTAAATGCAAATGCTAGTTTATTTGTTACTGGTTCTATACACGCAAGTGCTGGAGCTTCAGTAGCCAATAATTCAGGAAGTGCTATAGCGTTTAGAAATACAGCTACAAAACAATTGGGCTTCTTATCTGTAACAGATCAGTTTGAAGAAATAGATGGAATCATAGGATATGATACATCTGGAAACCTAACTGTTAGTAGTGTCATAGATGGTGGATCATTTTAATGGATAAAAAATTAAAACGTAAAGTAAAAAGCTGGATTAAACAGTCAATTGAACTTGGAAAAGAGTTAGATACCCTAAATAGGGCAGCCCAAAAGGAAGATTTTTCACAAGGACAACGACAATTATCCTTTTTAATGGATGACTATAGAACATTTTTTAGTGCAGTTAAAAGACTTTATCAAGTAGTAAAGTAAGTTTATAATCTTGGGTACATACCCATATACATAGGACCATTAAATAATGGCGCAAACTATAAAATTAAGACGTTCAGCCACTGAAAAGAACGTACCAACAACAGCCCAACTAGATCTTGGTGAGTTGGCGATAAACACCCATGATGGTAAGATATATTTCGAGAAGAATGACGGTTCTCCATCAATTCAAACAATTGTTACAACAGACTCACAAACTACGGGTTCAATAGAAATAACTGGAGCCATAACTGGTAGTCATCTGACTATAGGTGGAAACATATCTATTCCAACAAACAACTTTCTAATGGAAAAAGTTCAAGGCACCAGTGGTAACAGAATTATGCTCAAAAATCATAGTACTGGTAATATGGAGTTTCAGTTAGAAAACTCTAATTATGATTATGTATTTCCTGATGGAAAATTCGGCATCGGCACCACTACTCCAGACTATGGTTTACATTTAGATAATAGGCAATTGGTAGTTGATTATACTGGTATTGGATTCGGTCATAGAGATGATTCGAATAATCAATTTAGAATTTTTACAAACATATCAAGTGGTCACGGTGAACTTTATGTTAGAGAAAATAATGATGGCAATAGGGTAATACTAAAAGGAAATGCAGCATCAGAATTTGTATATGGAGTAAGTGGTTCAGCAGCCTCAACAGGTTCGTTTGGTGTATTAGAGCTAAATACTGGAGGAAATCTGCGTGGTGTTGTATCTTTTACTCACGGTAATTTATCAAATACAGTTATTGGTTATGCTGGCACAGGTCAAAATCTCGATCCTTCTGGTGGTAGACAAAACACACTAATTGGATATACTGTCGGTAGTCAAATAACCACAGGTGACCAAAATGTAGCAATTGGGCAAGAAAATTTATCAGGAGGAAATTCCACAGGTAATACTGCCGTTGGTTATAGAGCATTAAAAGGAGTCACCACGGGTGTTGGTAATGTCGGAATCGGAAGAAATGCAGCTGATGCACTACAATCGGGTAATTTCAATATCGGAATAGGACAAGGTGCTGATTTAGGTTCTACTACAGCCGCAAACAGAATTGTAATAGGACATGATGCGGCTGCTACAGCAGATAATCAAACTGTAATAGGTAATACATCTCAAACTCATGTTGTATTTAATGGAGATTCTCTAATAAGTGGTTCAGCAGCCTCAACTGGTTCCTTTGGTCATATTATGGTTGGTGGCGGAAACTTTTCATCAGCTTCATTGGCTTCTGCTGGTGGCGGTGGTGGTATCTCAAATGTTGTCGAAGATACATCTCCTCAACTTGGTGGTGATTTAGATTTAAATAGTAATGATATTACAGGAACTGGTAATATCAGTATAACTGGTGGAATAACATTAGCTGGTGGTGGTCCTAACATTAATGGTTCTGGTGGTAATGTATACATGTTACCTACTAATTTTATTGTAAGGTCAACAATATCAAATGATAGTGGTGATGTAACAGTTGGTGATAATTTAACTGTAACAGGTAATGTAAGTGGTTCAGCAACCTCAACTGGTTCGTTTGGACAAGGATTTTTTGGTAGTCATGTAGGAATACAAACAGCACCAGGTTCTAATGAATTAACTGTTGGTGGTGCTGGATTTGTAAGAGCTGAATATTTTAGAGGAACAAAGTTCTATCATCACAGTAGCAATGCTGGTATGGGTGTTGGTAGTAATCTCATATACTTTGACGATAATAATTTAAATAGAGTTTTCCAAATCAAAAGAGATGGTGGTGTACATATAAGTGGTTCACATGCATCTACTGGTTCGTTTGGTAAACTTGTAATTCCACAGCAAGGAAACAATGTTGCAATTGAAGCGTTAGGTGGTAATTTTTCAGTAGCTAATACTATATTCCAACATACGGCAAATGCTGGAAACACACAACTTGGTAGTTCAGTTGCTTCTTTCAATCATAGTAGTGGTAAAGTTTACACAAGAAAAGATGGTGGATATGGAGATGGTGGTAATGAGGCATTTAAAGCCACAGATCATCCTGTTGGCGCTGGTTTTTGGGTTGACTCCGGTGGTAGTATGCAATTTGGACATGATGATGGAAGTGGAGCTAGAAATACTGTACAGATGATGACTTTAGGACCACAAGATGGACATGCCTCTGGTAGTTTATTAGTATCTGGTAGTATTATAGCTGCTGAAGGTGATATAAGTGGTTCAGCAACCTCAACTGGTTCGTTTGGTAGGATAATACTCCCATCAGGAGCTCTTGCAGACAAGAGTGCTCCACAATTAGCATTTGGTGATGGGAATACAGGTTTTTTTGAAAATGGAGATAATGGATTATCTATTGCAATAGCTGGAAATAGAAGATGGTATTTTGCTGCCGATACAATCTTTGGTAATGACAGTGGTGGTCCTGCTTTATTTGCTAAAACTGCTACTGCGACTCAACCTGTATATTCTTTTGAAGGTGATGCAAATACTGGTATAGGTAAAGCATCAGCAGATAACATGTCATTGATTGCTGCTGGTGTTGAACAATTAAGAATAGCATCTAATACAATAAGTGGTTCAGCTGCTTCAACTGGTTCGTTTGGTTCTGTATTTTTAGGTAATATTGGAAATGATAAAACATTATCAATAGGAGATTCGTCAAGAGGAAATCATAAGATTTATGATAATAGTGGTTATCTGAGGTTTGATAGTAGTATTTGGTTAGGTAATGGTTACATTTATGTTGGAGGCACATTCAACTTAGACGCTGGTGCTAACGATATCAGATTCGGTAGTTCAAGTGGTGGTGCAAATACAATACATTTTAAAACCGATGGTAGTACGGATGGTATAACGATAACACAGAACCATATTACATCAAGCGGACATTTTAGTGGTTCAGCAGCTTCAACTGGTTCGTTCGGTTCGGTAATGCAAAATGGAAAACACTTTCCACAAACCAATGCACCTGGTGAAAATATTGCATTTGGAACAGATGCTGGTAGTGCTTTTGTTGGTGGAAATGTCAATAAAATAAATGTTGCGATTGGTCTAAGTGCGGGTAGTGCTATGGCTGATTATGGTGGGAATGTTTACATAGGAAAAAATGCGGCTAAATTAAGAACTCGTGGTGATGATAATGTTGTTATAGGAACAAGTGCCGGTGGAACAGATGGTGATGATTTCGGTGATAAGAATGTTTTTATCGGATTAAGCACCGGACTTGCTATAAACAGCACAAATTCGGATGGTAATGTTTTTATTGGGAATGCCGCGGGAACTGCTGGTCAACAGAGTATAGCTAATGTTATTATCGGAGATAGGGCAGGTAATACCCTTACCGATAGTGCTCGTAATGTTGCAATTGGAACTTTTGCAGGAACAGGAAATGGAGTAACAAACACTACAACTGAAAATGGTGTCTATTTAGGACAATATGCTCAAACAGGCACTACAAATGCTAATGGTGAAATAGTATTAGGTGCGGCAACTGGTAAAGGTTCAAATACTGCTACAATTGGTGGTGATAATATCACAGACATTTATATGAGCGAAGATATAGGAGCTAAACTCCACACTGGAGATGTAAGCGGTTCAGCTGCTTCAACTGGTTCGTTTGGTACTCTTAGAATTGGTTCAGATTCGTCTTATGTATTTGCTAATCGTGCTATCATAGGACATGGAGATACTAATGATGGAATAACACTTCAATCAGGTGCTACACATCAAGGTAATATTGCTTTCAATCATTCTAAAGGTACAACAGCACATGGTAGAATATTATATCAACATAATACCAACTATATGGCATTTTTTACCAACAATTCTGAAAGAATTAGAATTGATACAAACGGCAACTTTGGCATCGGCACAACCTCGCCTAGTCATACGCTACATGTAAAAGGTCCTGGTAATACTAATCAAAATCTTTTCCTTATTACAGATAGCGATGATAATAATCAATTTAGAATAGATAATTCATCTGCCGATGGTTCTCCTAGTATGAGATTGTATGATACAAGTGGCGCTTCAAAAGTAGTATTTAGCAGCAATGGCGATTCTAAAATTATGGGAGGAGATGTCGGCATCGGCACAGACTCACCATCAGAAAAACTCCATGTTGCTGGAAATATTTTATTGCCATTAGATGATAGTGGTACTAGTTACAAATTAAAATTAACTGGTGATGGAACAAGTGAGATTTATAGAAATAGCTATGATTTATATCTTACTACTAGCTTAACACATTATAACGTTGGAGCAAATGGACTAGTTCTATCAACAAGCGATAATGCTAGACAAATTTATTTACGACATTCCACTAGTCTTAAAAGGCTAAGTTCCAATATATCAGATTTTAATGTATATGCCGGACATGGCGGTGCATTGGGATTTTTAACTGAAGGTAGCACATCTGGTTATAGTGCAATTGAACAAGTTTATACGGATAATAATACAGGCGGTTTAAAATTTAACACTAAAACTGGCGGCACAGACACAGAAAGAATGAGAATACACTCTGGTGGTACGATAGAGTTTAAAGGTACAGTTTTTCCAGGGACAGATAATACACATGATCTTGGAAAATCAGATAAGAGGTGGGCAAACATATACTCTGCTGACTTGCAATTATCTAACGAAGGTACCGAAGGAAACGATGTAGATGGAACAACTGGATCTTGGACAATTCAAGAGGGTGAAGAAGATCTCTTTATCATTAACAGAAAGACTGGTAAGAAGTACAAGTTTTTGTTAGAAGAAGTAACAACTTAATATTTATAAGAAACATTTAGGAGTTTAAATTGGCAATACATGGAAGTACAATAGTAATTAGTGGATCTCTTGAATATAGTGGATCTGCTGAGCTAGTCATACCAGCGGTATCATCCGATCCTGCAACTTCTACGTTAGAAACTGGATCTCTGTTTCTTAACACGTCTAATGATGTACCTAAGTTTTTTACAGGTGACGGAATAGAAGATTTTACTGGTCCTACTGGAGCTCAAGGAAATCAAGGAAACACTGGACCTACTGGACCACAGGGAAATCAGGGAAATACTGGCCCAACTGGAGGAACTGGTGGAACAGGACCTACTGGAGCTCAGGGTAACCAGGGAAATACTGGACCTACTGGACCTCAGGGAAACCAAGGTAACACAGGCCCAACTGGTCCACAAGGAAACCAAGGCAATACAGGTCCAACCGGTCCACAGGGAAACCAAGGAAATACTGGAGCAACTGGAGGAACTGGACCTACTGGAAATACAGGACCCCAAGGTAACCAAGGAAATACTGGCCCTACTGGAGCTCAAGGTAACCAAGGAAATACTGGTCCTACTGGAGCTCAAGGTAACCAAGGAAACACTGGAGCTACTGGTGGAACAGGACCAACAGGAAATACTGGACCGCAAGGTAATCAGGGAAACACAGGTCCAACTGGAGCTCAAGGTAATCAAGGCAATACTGGACCTAATGGACCTCAGGGAAATCAAGGCAACACAGGACCTACCGGAGCCCAAGGAAATCAGGGAAACACAGGACCAACAGGACCGCAAGGAAACCAAGGCAACACTGGACCCACTGGAGCTCAAGGTAACCAAGGAAATACTGGATCCACTGGTGGAACTGGACCGACAGGAAACACTGGACCCACTGGAGCTCAAGGTGCCGAAGGAAACTTTGGCGGTGCTTCATTCGCATATAACTTTGATACTGATACGGCTAATACAGATCCAGGCGCTGGTGAACTAAAACTAAATTCAGCAACTCAAAATAGTGCTACTAGTATTTTTATAGACGATACTGATGTGGATGGTACAGATATACAGACTTACATAAGAACTATAGATGATTCAACAAGTACAATTAAAGGTCACGTTAAGATCTCAAATAAATTAGACTCGGCACAATTTTTATTGTTTACGATATCGTCAACTGCCGAATCAGGAGGCTACCATAGAATTTTTGTTTCTAATATTGAGTCTTCAGCTACTAACCCATTTTCAAATGGTGAAGAATTAATAATTACATTTGCTAGAACTGGTGATAAGGGAGATACAGGTGCCACTGGACCAACTGGATCTACTGGACCACAGGGAAACCAAGGTAATAC